TGATCGTCGTTCCGGGCTCCGGGGAAGTTGACCATCTCCGAGATGTATTCGTTAGTCCAGGGAGCGTTCTTGATCCAGACGTTTTTCGCCAGGAAGTAGGGCGTGACCGCCGCCGCTCGGGCTTCTTTGTTCACCGTCTTAGGGACTAGGACTATACCGCCGATCTCGGTGTGGAGAAGGTCTTGGATGGCTTCGCCGTTGGCCGCTTTCTCGACGACCTTGGCCGATATGACCGGGTAGGCCAGAAGAATGCGACGGATCTCGCCTACCGTCTCCGTGAAGCTCAGCTTGGCATGAAGCTCATAGTCAAGGTACATGTTCGGCTTCTTCCAGCCCCAGACGCCTATCGCTACGTAGTCTCGGGTTTCGCCTTTGCCGAAGGTGGCATCGACCGACATGATCCAGGAGTCGGGATTGACCGGGATCTTGTCGTAGAACTGGAACCAATCTCTCTGGAACATGGCGCCGGCCTTGGGGCTCGGCCTCTGCTGGAACTGGGCTGCGTAGACGTACTCCCTGTTCTTGTATTCGGCTATCTGTTCCGGGCCCTCTCTCTCGGGCCAAAGGAGATCTCCCTCTTTGCGGCTGTGGATTAGCCTATGGCCCGGTAGAGGGGAGTAGAGGTCTTCGTCTTGCTCGGCTACGAGAGGGATTCGGAGAAGAGTCCAGCCGTTGCCTTCGAGGACATGGCCGTTCATATCGGTGATGTCTAAGCCGGTTAGGGCTCCGGTCATGTCGTGCTGGTGGAGGCGCTGCTGGATTCCGGCGATGGTTCCCTGTCTCTTATCATTTAATCGGCTCGCGAAGGTGTTGAAATACCATTCGTTAGCTCGCTCTCGTTCAGTATCGGAGATGGCTTGACCAGGATCTGTTGGATCATCTATTAGTAGCCTATCTCCTCCTAAACCAGTTGATCTCCCCCCGACTGAAGTGGCGATCATAACTCCACCCAGTATTGTGCCAAATTCATCCTGCGTGTTTAGGTCGGATCGGAGGGGCATAGGCCATCGAGATTGATACCAAGGGCTTGTGATAATATCCCTACGTTTTCGAGAAAGTGTGGTGGATAGTGATTGGACATAGGTTGAGACTACCCAGGATTGAGAGGGCTTAATGGCCGCCCACTCCCAACAGGGCCACATGACGGAGACTATTGTACTCTTCATGTATCTTGGTGGGATGTTGATCCATAGACGGCGGATTAAGCCAAGGCTCATAGCCATAAGGTACTCGCAGATTAAGACGATATGCCAGTTGTCGAGGTACTCCGTTCCGGGCTCGATTATAGGCCAGGCTTGCTTGACAAAATCGTGGAGGTGCTGCTCGGCTTTAGTCTTCAGCCGGGAGTCCATGTCGGATATCAGCCGGGCTTTAGCTGAGTGCATTGTCCCTCGGACCTCTTGGCTCAAGTCAGCCACTCGCCGGGCCACGGCCGGAGATATTTCAGTCATTTCTATCTTTCAATTTTTTACTTTAATTTCTTCACGCCTTCGGAGGGTTTGCAGAATCCGGAAAGACCTGGGAGTATGATTTTAACTTATCGCTTAAAATCGCCCCACTTTCCGGGGACCGGATCTGCTGCATAGCCTCGCCGAGGGTCGTCTTCTGGCACTCTAGCTCTGGGACTCTTGTGTCAGTATCGTAGCCTAAGAGCTTATACTGCTCTCGGATTCTCCGGTCTAGCTCCTCCGGGGATTGCTGGATTATCTCTATCGGTGAGCCCATAGGCCCGGAGATGGTCGTGTTCCGGTCAGGTATTCCCAAGGCTACGCAGCCGGCCTTCTGGAGCTTCTCAAGAGTCCGGGAGATGGCTTCCAGCATCGCTATTGTGGCCTTGTCCAGGGGAGCCCGGCGCTTGATCCTTACCGTCTTGCCGTCTTTCGTGACCTCCTCGTAGGGGTTGGCCTTCCATTCAGCGAACTCGTCAAGCATAGCTTGGAGGTGGTCAGCTAGGTGGAATATGCCGCCTTTAGTGATTTTGAAGCAGTTCTCATGGAAGTCTAGCTCCTCCTTAGCTCGCTTCTCTAATCGTAGCTGGCGGGCTTTCTCTTCGAGGTCATGTTGGAAGGTCGCTCGTTTGTCTCGCCAGTGTTCTGCTGCTGCGTGAGTCCTTACTGTACCCGGTCTTACGTTATACTTTTTGGATACATCTTCGAGCGTTGGATAGACTCTTTCGCCGGATGGTGATATCTCGCCTTCGATATAGAGACTGGATACTTCGTTCCAGTTGATTTTAGTCATGGTTTACCTCTTAGACAACAATCTTGAGAATAGGGCCTATTTCGGGCCGATATACTCGTAGATAATGTTGCCTTCTGTATCTTTGCCTTTAGGTCTGAGTAATTTGCCGTACATCTTCATGGGACTTGAGCCGCTTTCGGGTTTATTCCAGCTTATTCTGAACCAATCTGCCATAGAGGCATAGTTCATGATAGCTCTCTTCCGGTTCGAGGTGGTGTTGAACTGAGCTGCTTTGTACCACAGGAAGTTGCCGAACAGGTGATCTACTCCGGGTTTGATGTCTGAGTATCGGACTTCTCCCTGGGCTTTAGCCTTCAGGATAGCTCCGCCGAAGTGACAGGTGTTACACTTCCATTCTGGGGGAACTCCGCAGCAGTTGGGGGCGTCGTTCAAGTCTCGGCAGTAGGCATCGCTTACGTGGAACCTCATGCCTAAGCTATGGGAGAGATCTCTCATGGCCGTTATGATGGGCCTCTTGATTCCTTCAGATAGCCTCTTGTAACCGTTCTGGGGGGAGTTGCCTTTATAGAACTGATAGATATCATAGCCGGCTGCGGCTGATATCTTCTCGTACCTTTGCATCAGGTTCTCGTCGGCTCTTGTCTCCATACAGAAGAACTCCGTGGTGACGCTATCCGCTCCGGCCTCTTTCCCGGCCTTGATGAGATCTCGCCAGTCGTCGCTGACGCCTATGATATAGGGCCTGAGCCTCAGAGTTACGTGGCAACCGGCGTCTGAGAGCCTCTTGATAGCTTGGAGCCGGGCTTCGGGGCTCGGGACTCCTCGCTCTACCTGGGCCGCTTTCTTCCTGTCTCCCGTGATGATTGAAACCTTAAAGTGCCAGTTGTGAGGATGGCGCCGGATTAAGCTCATGTATCGCTCGTCTTCCGTGTACCAGGCCGCCTTCGAGCTAAAGCTCAAGGGATAATCTATCTGGTCGAAGTGCCTCAAGAGATCTAGGGTGACGCCGAACCTTTTCTCGTACTGGTCGAATTGGTCTGCTAGGGCTCCCCACTGCATAACCTTCCGGTCCCGGACGTAAGGTATGAACTGCCGATCTTGGTTGCTGAGCTTGGCGTAGTTACCCGAGAGGATGTTCGTGAACATCGCTTTGATCTTCTCCGGGTTTACTGATCGGACTTTGCCGTCCAGGTAGCCTGTGCAACAATAGGACTTCTGGAAGAACGAAAAGCAGTACATACAATTATAGGAGCATCGGCTGTAGGTGTCAAAGGTCATGGGCATTGAGCAGTCTAAAATCTCCTGGGTCCATCTGGGGCTTGCGTAGTCTTTCTTTAGAGGCATATCTCCATCTCCGTTTCGCCGTTATCGTGTTTGCCTACGGCTACGGCTCCTCTCTTAGTCCACCATCTCGGGATTTTAGTGCGGAGGGTGATCCGCTCTTTGCCCCGCTCTTTGGCTATCCTCATCAGGGCTACGAGAAGTTCCAAGCCGAAGCCTTTCCCATGGTGGACTTCTTTGGTGGCTATGGCTATCAGCCGTATATGGGTTGGGTGATCTAATAACGCTATAAATCCTACCGGCGAACCGCCTTTCTTCAGGAGATAAGCTTCGGCTTTGCCTGAGGAATAAAACTCTGTGCGGCGAAGATAGTTCCAGACTCCCTTGAAGCTGTTGTCTCCGCAGGTGTAGCATATCTCTTTGATGTCCGGGTCTTGAAGGCCTACTTTGTCTATTGCCACAGAATCGCCTCCTTGGTGAGCTTCTTGATCGGGATGTCGAGCTTATGGAGCCGGCCGGTTCGCATCATGCGGGTTGTCTCCGATTTCCGAGGGCCTTGCCAGTCGTGGTACTCTCCGAGGGTGAATTGGGGGAAATACTCTCGGCGGAAGTCCCAGAGGATTGACCAGTTCAGCTCCGGTACTGCTCTCTGCATGGTGATTAGCTCAGCCTGCATCCGGTCGATATAGTAGCCTAAATACCTCTTTTGGTAGGGCGGAAAGAGCTTCTTGTAGGCGCAGAGGGTTGTCTCGACGTTCCAGATTGAGTGCTTGAACTGGGGATACTCGGTGACTAGCTCCTGGGTTATGAGCCCGAGCTGGTCGTCAAGATAAGCGTACTGGTCTTTCCTCAACTGATTGCCTAACCAGTTGTCTTTGCCTAAAGCGAAACACAACCCATTGCGGCAGGAGTCGGCGTTCTTGAGGTCCAGGCCCGTAGGTATCATGGGGAAGTCGGTTAGCTCATGGACGGACTCTAGGAGCAAGAATAGGCTGAACCGGCCGAAGTAGTAGAGGTT